ACAAGAACTAAGAAATTTTAGAGCCATGCAGGAGCAACAAAGACAGCAGGCTTTTATAAATGCTTTTACGGCTGACTGTGAGAAGCTTTCAAAGAGTAATCCTGAGCTTTACGGAGATATAAAACCCGACGAGTTAATGCAGAATAAAAGATTTTTGCAAATGTTAGGGTATGGTATTCCATTCAAGCAAGCTTATGATGCACTCCATATTGACGAGCTTGTAAAGAAGCAGACGGCAAAGGCAAAGAAAAACGTAATCGACAACGTGAAAGCAAAAGGCACAAGAATATCTGAAAATGCAACAAAAAGAACAAAAGCCGCTTCAATCAAATTAGACCCTTCCAAGATGACAGATGAGCAAATTGCTGAATTGGAAGAAAGGGCTGCAAGAGGGGAGCGAATTACATTTTAAATAACGAAAGAGAGGGATAGAATATGTATTTAATATTGCTTATAATGTTGGCAACTTCAATGTTACTGCTTACAAAAACAAACATTGGTAAAAGAGCATTAACGCTTACTATGGCAATGATGCTACAGGCAAATCCTAACACAAACGTAACTACTCAAACGGGTGCAGGACAAGATTTAAGTCCCGAAATGAAAACCTATTATAACAAAAATCTTATTAGATATGCAAAACCTTTATTGGTACACGGACAATTCGGTCAAAAGAAACCTATTCCGAAGAGGGGTGGCAAGGTTCAAGAATGGAGAAGGAGAGACCCGTTGCCGAAGGCGCTTACTCCTTTGACAGAAGGCGTAACTCCTGACGGAAGAAAAATTGAAGTAAAGGCAATCACCGCTCCTGTTCATCAGTTTGGTGATTACATTACTACATCGGATGTATTGGAACTTACTGCTATTGACCCGATAATCAATGATAACCTTAGGGACTTAGGTGACCAGGCAGGAAGAACCCTTGACACGGTTGTAAGGGATATAATTAATACCGGAACTAATGTTCAGTACGGCGATGGCACTAAGCTTGCAAGGCACTTGCTTGTAGGTGGAGAGGCAAGCGGCAACGATTATATCACTGTAAAGATGGTTAAGAACGCCGTTAAAACTCTCAAGAGATATCTTGCAAAGAAAAAAGGCGATAGCTACGTTGCAATAATTCATCCTGACGTAGCATATCACTTAACAGAAGACCCGAAATGGCAATCTGTAACTAACTACAATCCTAAGAACTGGTATAACGGCGAAATAGGTAAAATAGAAGGTGTAAGATTCGTTGAAACTACAGAAGCTAAAGTATTCCATGCTGAGGATTTAACTGCAGCAGGAAGAACTGTTACCGTAGCCAGTTATACAGCAGGAACTAAGACTGTAGCGATAGACGAAGCTTTGACAAATGCAGATGCAGAAGCTTTAGTTGGTAGGAAAGTAATAATCGATGGTGTATTATACACTATTGCAACAGCTACGGCAGGTGCAGCAGGCGCAGCAGTATTTACAGTAAAGGAAACAGCTCCGGTTGATAATCCTCCGACTGATGGCGATATAGTATATCCTGGAGAAGCAGGAGCTAAGGGCCGTGACGTATACTCTACCCTTATAATCGGTGAGGATGCTTACGGCGTTACTACTATTGAAGGTGGAGGATTACAGAACATCGTTAAAGCTAAAGGTTCTGCCGGAACTGCCGACCCATTAGACCAAAGAAGCACTCAAGGATGGAAAGCTATTCAAGGTGCGGTTATATTGACAGATGCCTATATGGTTCGTTTGGAAACTACCACCGAGGAAAATGACTACGGTGCAGGATTAAACTAATAAATTATGGAGCGTTATGAACGCTCCTTTTTAATTTATCAAATAAGGAGGATATTATGGCTACTGAAACAAAAGCAAAGGAAACAAAAGAAGTTAAAAAAGCAGAGTTTAACCCAAATGAATGGATGAAGGAAAGAGTACCTTATATGGCATTTAAGGATGATGACAAATACAAGGATGATATTGTCGTTATAGTAAACGGTAGCAATTTCATCATTAAAAGAGGGGAATTGGTGCATATACCACGGTATGTATTAGCTGTATTGGAGAGCAAGGACAGAGAACTTAGAACTGCGAATAAATATGTTGAGGATGCTAAACAAAGAGCAGGATTTTAAGGAGGTGCGGCAATGACACCTTTAGAGTTAATAGATAGAGTAAGAGAATTTAAGCCGTGTATATTAGAAAACACGGCTTTATTGTCATTTTTAAGCAAAATAGAGGCAAAATTAAGGCTTATTATAAACAATGAAGATGAATTCGAGCCATTAAAATATGAAGAAATAGACGAATTCGAGTTATTATTGCCGGAGGAATTTTCAGAGATTTACGAATACTATGTTGCTTCACAAATTGACTTATATTCAAACGATATACCAAGTCATAACAATTTTATAACACTATATAACAACGCTATGAGAGAATACATGAACTATTTGAAATCAAGAATACAGTCATCCCCTGTGAGGCAGTACGATATCAAGGGGGCGTTTAAGAAATGAAACTACCAATCTTAAACGAATTGCCAAAGGCTGAATCAAGCATAATTGATTTTCGAGGGTTGAACAGGACTATATCTGCATCGACAAATGAGTTAATCGATTGTGAAAATATATCCTTGAAAGATTATCCTAAACTTACTACAAGGAAACCAAGAGAGGTTATATATCAAGGCATAGTCAATCCTCAAGCTATTTTTAAAGGGCAGAAGCTTTATTACATAGCAGATGGCAAGTTTTATGCTGACGGCATAGAGAAGTTTTCGGGACTTTCCGAAGGCAAGAAAAGTATTGTTGAATTCCATAAAAAGATATGTATATTCCCTGATAAGAAATATTATGACGAAACAGACGGAACGAATGGAAATATAGGCAATAATAAAGAATATCCGGAGGCAGGAAGCTGTCCTGATATTGATTATGTATGTGTCCATGACAATAGAGTATTTGGAGTAAAAGGCTCTACGATTTATGGTTGCGCTCTTGGTAATATCCAAGACTGGACAACTTTTATAGATGCAGACGGCAATCCCTCAGAGGTAGGAGCTTATGCCGTGGATGTTGCTTCTCCTGGCGAATTTAAGGGCTGTATTGAGTACCAAAATCATGTTATAGCACTCAAAGAGAACTATCATCATGAGTTATACGGTCAAAAACCATCGAATTTTACTGTTATTGAAGTTAGCAAAACGGGAACTATCGAGAATAACTCATTAGTCGAGGTCAATTCAATTCTATATATGCTGAATAGGCAAGGGGTATTTAGGTATGGTGGAGGGCAAGCTTCAAACATATCACTCAATCTGAATGAAAATTATGTTAGTGGCGTATCGGGTACAAATGGCAGGTTTTTATACTTGAGCCTATATAACGGCGAAAACTATAATCTGTATGTATTTGATAGTTTGTCACAACTTTGGTGGAGAGAGGATGATTTGCAGGCGGTGGACTTTGCACAAGACGGGGATATATTGTATTGCTTAGCTGCGGATGGCAAGGTCTATAAATTTAATTCCGGTACAGAAGAAATCAAATGGCAGTTTACATTGACAGATTTAAGTGAAATAGGAAAGGCAAACAAGAAAAATACTACCCTGTACGCTTCAATCTATGCAGAATATGATACTGAAATTGAGGTCTTTATATCGGAGGATAGAAAGCCTTTTAAAAGAGTTGCTGTATATCGATACGACAGCGATACTGTCAAAAATATTCCAATATCAATAAATGCTGTAAGTGAGTTGAAAGTTAAAATACAAGGCAATAAATATGCAGAGGTTTACAGTATACAGAAAAAAATCGTGGGAGGTGGCGTTGTATGGCGATAAATGTACCCGCTCCGGATTTTAGTAATGCTAAGAATATGGAGGAGAAATTTCAAATCCTGGCTGACAGCTACAATATGCTGCGCAAGGAACTTGACTACATATTACAAAACCTGTCCTACGATAACTTTGACAGCATTTCTGCTAAGAACATCAAGGGCGTTACAATCCGAGGAGGCAAAATTATAGGAGCTGAAATCGAAGGAGGACAGCTCAATATAAACGATGCCTACATCGTTGATGCTGAGGGCAATGTTCAGATGCTTGGCAGTATATTGTTAGGCGGGAATATAATTTGGACTGAGCCTGTGGTTCAGTATCAATACTCAAGCGATAATCAAAATTGGCATACAAACTATATTGAAGGCGATATATACAGGCGAGAAAGTTGGGATGGTGGTATAACGTGGCAGCCTGGGTACCAATTCATAGGCATAAACGGTGCGGATGGCCAGGATGGAAGTGATGCTACCGTACCTGACTATATCAAAAGCACTTACATCGGACAGACCAAAATCCTAAGTCCTGATATTATCGGAGGTATGTTTTATGCTACAGGCCAGGGAAGAAACGGCGGAGCTGCTTACTATATCTACAATGGTGTGAGTGGTACCGGAGATAACACTATACCTGTAAATATGAAAGGGTATATAAGTTATGATGATAACGGGGCAGGTACTGAGGAGGAAGATAAGCAAAGGGTATTTTTTAAATCTCAGCCAGGAGTTGCTCTTAAAATCGAGGCAGGCGGAAATATGTCAATCGAGGCCAAAGGCGGAACAATATACATAATGTCCGATGTAAGGTTTTATGGTGACGTTGACGGCGTTGTTGCTAAGTTTGCATAGGTGATGTCATGGAATGTCTAAATAATTATGCAGTATTTCCTAAGATAACATCAGCTTTTTTTATACTTACAAATCAATGCAATTTGAAATGCCCTTACTGCTTTGTAAATCAAAATGTTGAAAAAATGCCCTTTAATATTGCCCTGGATGCTACAAAGTTTTTAATTAGAAACTCAAAGGATATAGGCTATACTCCGAACATTGTATTTTTCGGTGGTGAGCCTTTACTTGAGTGGGATAGTGTGATTGTCCCGCTTACAAAATATATTAGAGAGGAATACAAGGAGCCTTTTAATCTGAGCATTACAAGTAACTGTATTCTAATGACAGAAGATAAATTGCGATTTATGAAAGAGAATAATATTGGATTATTATTTTCAATTGATGGAGATAAGGAAACGCAGGATATAAACAGGCCTTTTCATAGCGGAAAAGGCAGCTTTGATACGCTAATAGATAAGATACCGATGATATTGAAGTATTATCCTAATATGACTTTTAGGGCAACAATCCATAAGCCTACTGCTCATTTAACTTTCGATAATATGAAATTTGCCATACAACAAGGCTATAACAATATGTTTTTTATTCCCAACGTATTTGATGACTGGTCGGAGGATGATAAAGATATATTAAGGTGGCAAGTGTCGATGTTTGGTGACTACTTTATTAAAAACGCAAGACACGGAAAAATAATTCATCTGAATAACCTGGACAGAATATTTCCTCTGATTACCGAAATCAATGAGGCATATAAGAATAAATCAGGAAGGCCGTTAATTAAGCATAAGTGCGGTTTAGGTACCGGAGCAGGAGCAAGTATATCTCCGGATGGAAAAATCTATGCTTGTCAGGAAATGGTGACCAATGATTCTATATTCCTAATAGGCGATATATATAACGGGGAGAACCAGGAAAAAAGGAAACAACTTGCCTCAATGTTCAACTCTCAAAAGGTTTACGGCCTAAATAATTGTGTAGGCTGCAAGTTAGATAAGGTGTGTGATGGAGCTTGTGTTGCTAATAATTACTTATGGAGCAAGGACTTAAACAGGATACCGGATATGTATTGCTATTGGCAGCAAATACTACTCGATGAAGCCATAAGGATTTGCAACATCCTGGGAAATGAAAGAAACGAACTCTTTAAGAATACCTATTTTAAGTTTAGAAAGAAGGTGCTTTGATGGACAATGATTTCATTCAAATACCTTCTTTTTTAACAGAAGGAACTATCATCACAAATGCGGAAATTACTCCGATGGCAACTTGTGACGGAAGGTGTATGGATTTTTGTGAGGCATACGATGAATGCTGCCAATACGAAAAATGTATGGGAACCTGTCAGAATTGCCAAACAGGATGCGAATTAGGAAGCTGTCAGAGCAGTTGTCAGTCAACTTGTCAGACCTACTGTCAATCAAATTGTCAAACAAACTGTGAGGAAAGCTGTCAAAGCGCTTGCGAGAGTTTATGTCAGCTCGCCTGCGAAAATGCCTGCCAGTATGCTTGTGAGAATTATTGCATGACCGAGTGTGAGTCATGCGAAACAGCTTGCCAGGGAACTTGTCTGGATGCTTGTCAGGTATGTGAAGGAGTATGTCAGAGCAGTTGTGAAATCTATTGTGAAACCTGTCAAACTACATGTCAGAAGTATTGTCAATCGAGTTGTCAAACAGGGTGTCAATCTACGGGTCAAACCAATCCAAAGCTGCCTAATCCTACATTAGATACATCTGCTACGGTTAAGACTGGAAATTCTATAACAATTACAATTAATCCTGTTACAGGAGCAGACACTTATTATGCAAGAATAAATGGAGGCAGTCAGCAGTCATCATCGGAAAGGACTTTCACATTTTACGGACTCTTGCCTCTTACTCAGTATTTTATTGAAATAAAGGTAAGCGGATTTGGGTACCAGGATTCGGACTGGGTGGGATACTATGCTACAACTTTAGATGCTGAACTTTGGGAATGGCAATATCCGAAAACCTCTGCTACAGGCTTTAATGTTACTCCGGAGGAATGGCTTGCCTTCTGCAACAAAATAAATGTGGTCAGAATTTCCAAAGGAATGTTGGCCTATCCTTTCACGACATCACCGACATATATTGCAAAAGGTAAAGATTTCTACGCCTGGTTATGGTTGCAGGCTGCAAATGCGATAAATGAGATAAATGGACAGGTGGCAAGTGCTTGCCTAAATGTAAATACCAAGAATGATATTTATGCGTGGTATTTTGATAACTTAAAAAATGCTTTAAATAGTGCGATACAATCCACATAGAAAGGAAGTGGTGAAATGGCAAAAATAACATACGATAAAGATACTGATTATCAAGCTTTGATTAATCAAGCAATTCAATCGGGTAATTTAAGCTTAGCAAGGCAATATGAAGCTCAAAGAAATGCTAAAATAGCAGATATGAATGCACAAGGCACAAATATCGGAGGATATCAGCAAACGTATTATTATCAGCCTCTTGATTTGCCAGAATACAAACCATATAGCGGAACGACACCTACGTTAAACATGCCGAAGTACAAGCCTTTTAGTTATAAGGACTTTAACTATAAAGCAGAAAATGATGATATTTATAAGCAGTATGCAGAGCAATTCGCAAGACAAGGACAGAGCGCAGGAGAGAGGTCGCTTGCCGGAGCTGCGGCTTTAACGGGAGGTATGCCATCGAGCTTTGCAGTTGCGGCCAATGCTCAAGCACAACAGGCGTATGCAAAAAAAACAGCCGACATGATTCCTGTATTAGAGCAAAACGCTTATAACAGATATTTAGGCGAAAGGAATTTTAGTTATCAAGATTATCTCAAT